TTGCCGCTAGGTGTTGCGATTTCAGTAGAAAATCCCTAGCGCAGAGCATAGGCGTATAGCGACGAGTGTAGGCGCATTACTATAAACTACCTCCTATCATAATAGGTTCATGGTAAGAAAATCTGACTCATTCTTTATCCGCCAAACTTTGAACTTAGACAATGCTGGAACTTTCCAACAGACTCCCTTAGATCTTGGGGCTTATGTTGATGCACTTGGAAAGAGTGTCCTAAGAATCCACAATATCGCAGTAACTTTCAGTGACAGTGGGGGCACTGCCCTTCAAGTAACCGCAAGCGCTGACAGTGCTGCCGCACAATTCCAATTAACTACACAGTCACAAGGTGATACTGTCTTGTCATCTAACCGCTCAGTTATTGCTTCTGGCATAGTATACGCGGTTAACCAATTTTCTACCACTGATGAATTCCCCCAACTCAGTCATGACATGGATGTATTACCGCAAATGTGGACTAACGGCTACCTAGTTGCTGTTGACACGATCTATCTTGGCGGCGAAGCGTCTCTAGGATGGGCAGAAGATGTATACGCCTCTATTACTCTTGAGGCCACCGTTGAAACTATGTCCGAAGCGTCTGCAATGGCATTAGCATTATCCCAGCAAGGCGCCTGAGGTGGTTAATTGGCCACCGTTGACCAAATGGCTGAGGATTACATAGCCGAAACAGGAGAAGCACTATGCGGTGTTATGACTGCTGCTTTAATTGAAAAAGGCGTGCCTAGTATGATTGCTAGGGCTTTGTCAGAACGTGCATGTAAACCAGCAGCAAGAGCTGGGGCACAGCAAGTGGTCAGTACAGCGAAAAAGGCAGTCAAAAAAACTACTAGTGCATATAATCGTAAATACAAAGCAGCGTTTAAGAAAATTGCCCCTAAGTATAAACTAAAGTCGGGCAAGTGGAAAAAGAGCGGTTTCAAGTCAGCAGTTAAGGCAGCACACAAGGCGGTGAAGAAATGAAGCGAACAGGAAGAAGATTAACACTATCTAATGACATTAATTCAGCAACGCCGCCAGGATCTATAGCATCTACTGATTACCGATTAACTACTATTTTTAGCGATGACCGAGAAAACTATGGCTGGAAGATTGTTGACATTAAACAATTAAGTCCAATTGGCGTAACTGCCAGAGGCGCTAATTTTGCTTTGATGTCTGTTAGACCGGATTCATTTGAAGATGCAGTTACATTTCAAGTATGGGCATCAACAAGAGCGCCTTTTGATAACTCACTAATTGGAACTTTCAATATTTCATTTGGTGATAACTATTCTTTGAGAACTGAGCATGTCGCAACTAATCATCTAAGTATGTTCTACAATGAAGGGGATATTCCATACTACAACATCACCTTGGAAGAATATGAAATAACCTCCAGAGAAGAAATAATGTTTAAGATAAAAGAAACTAGCCAGTCATTGAGTGATATATCATGATGGGTAATACAGAAGACTTGCTAAAAGAGATCATAAAGATTCTTAGAAGGTTGGAAAAGAAGTGGAAGCAATAGCACCAATTGACAAACAACAGAACGAACGTATCGTTTGGTGTGAAAGATTACTCTATCTTATCGTGCTGCTTCAATTTCCTCAACTCGCGTCTTTAGTAGTGTAAATAATTCATAATCGACAACATTACGAGCGTGTAACATACCTAACAATTGGTTAGTTGGTATTGATGTATAGTCAAACTCTTGGTTAAGTTTCTCATTTATTGCATGACATACCCACTTTGAACGAGATTGTTTGTAACTTAACACCTGATCAAGCCGTGTCTTCAAAGACTGAGGCACAGCAATCGACAAGGCGACGCTGGGATCTGCAGAACGGGGGCGACTCATTCTTCTTCCTCCATTGCTTCTTTTAATTTCGCAATCTGTAGTTGTCCTTCTTTGGACAATACATAATCATACCATGCTTGCATATTCATTCTTCTTCCTCCTTAATCGACAACATTTTGCACATCGTTTAACTCTATGTCTAGCATTGATACAAATAATGGTATCACAATCAATACACTTCATCGAATCCACCCCTTGTCTATTGCATCACATACTTTACCCGAGGCTCTGTAAGCATCGTGTAGCGTAACTACTACCTTTTCAACGGGTGTACCGTTAAATTTAGGATATTTTAGTCTAATTAAATAGATAATATCCCTGATTCTGTCGTCAATTTCTTCCCAAAATTCCATTTCTTTGCTGTCCATGATGGTCCTAGATGGCTCTACTACTTATATTGATTCGTTATGAATACTAAAATAGATTCAATATTGCCGCTAGGTGTTGCGATTTCAGTAGAAAATCCCTAGCGCAGAGCATAGGCGTATAGCGACGAGTGTAGGCGCATTACTATAAACTACCTCCTATCATAATAGGTTCATGGTAAGA